AACACGTTTTTCGCCGACCACCATGCCCCTGCTGCCGCGCCACTGTTAAGCCGCTGTCGTATGGCGCTTTGGCTCCAGCGGTTATAACCATAGGCCGCACGCTGCAAGTTGTTCGGGTTGTCCGTGCTGTAGACGATATTTGACGCGATAGTTCCTAGGCTCGTCCCGCTCTTCCCCTTGGTCAGCGTCAGGTTGGTGTCCAGCGGGGTGATGCTCGCTGCGCTTGCAAAAGTATGCACGCGCCATTTTGTCGGGCTTACATCAGGCGCACCCCATGTATAAAAATCGTAGTTTTTGCCGACAACGATCTGCCCGCCTGCCGGGATTTTAACAGCGGTCTTAAAGTAGTATGATTCCTCGGCGACGCAATTACTGCCCCAATTCGTGCCGATGGTGAAGTAGTATGTGCCGGGAGCCATCGCGGCAGTCGCCACGTAAATTGCCTCCGAAGCGTCAAACTGCATACTCTCCATTGCGTAATGGCTTTCCAGGTACATGCCCGGAACAATTTTGCCGTCCTGAAGCTCGACGTTGCCGAAATGCACGATGTCCCACGGCAACACGTAGGATTGAGAACCATCGTTATAGTTGAGCATCAGTTGATCCCCGATAGAAAACACCAGCGGCGCTTCACCCGCCTTCACGATCCTGTGAATCTCGGCAAGCTCTGCCGCAGGTGTAGCTTCACCTATCTGAATCATTTGTGCCAGGAGTAGGTTTTGACGGTCGATGCTTCCGACCATCTTTTTCCCTACATCAATCATGCCTTGGGCTTTGTTGCCCTCCCAAATTGATACACCCATAACTTTTTCCTCCTTTATGCCGCCGCATATGTGACCGTCGTTTGCAGTGTCGTGGTGTTGGTGACGATTGTCAGGCTCTCACCGGTGCTCAACGTCCGCACTTCCGTTATGCTGCCCGTTCCGAAGGTGAAAGCGTCCGTCCGAATCGCGGTGCCGTTGCGAACGTGAGTAATGGTAGATACATCCCCGGCGCTGTCAAAGGTGATGGATTGCACCGTGTCGTTGATCTCATCCATATGCAGCAGCGCAATTCTTTCATTTTCCGTCGTCGTGTTTTGCAAGTCCGCGATATTCTGCGTGTTCTCGCTGATCTGCGCTGCGCTGGACTCCACGGACTCGGCGGCATCCTCTGCTCCCTGCTGTGCGGCTTCGGCGGCATCTGCGGCGGCTTCGGATTTGCCCACGTTCTCGTTGAGGGCGACAATCGCCTGGGCGATGATATCCGCCTGCTCCGGGTCGGGATCGATATTTGCGGGACGGGCGCGGTTGATGATCGGGATCGTCACCTTGTACACCGTCGTTCCGTCGGTGGCTTCATCGTGGACATAGATGTAGGCCAGCACGGTCTTGCCGGACTGGAAATAGCTGTCAGGGATGGTCACGCCGTCGGGCGTACCAATCAGCGGCGTGGCGTCGGCAGAATCGCCCTCGTTGGCGAAATGCGCCTCGAAGAAGTCCGGGAGGTTCGGAACGCCCTTCACGATGAGGATTTGCCCCTGATCGTAACGATAGCGCGGACGCACCTTCGTCTCACGCAGCGCGCCGAAGACGGCGGTAATGATATTGTTATTCATTCTCGTTCACCTCATGCTGTCCGTTTCCACATATAGATTGCGACATTCGCGGGCATACCGGCGGTATGCGTATGACCCTGCCCGCCACCAGCGCTGCCAGTAGTCGCTGATTCCTGCGCATTGCGCACATTCCCGTAGTCTCCGCCACCATACTTGAAACCATCTGCGATTGCGTGCGTATATGAGTGGCTGTGACTCGGAATCTGATCAATTGTAAGCACCGTTGAGCCGGTATTCCCAGCATTGCTCAGTGTTCCGCCGGTGCCGCTTGTCACTGTCTTCAAAACGTACCCACCCGTTACGGCCTGCCATGTGCCGATTGCCGCAATGGCAGAGGGCAGAGTTGAGTTGAAAGACATATAGATGCTGCCGACGGGGTAGATCGACTTGATTATATCGGCATCGGAGGTGTTGTCGACATTTTCGAGGCCGACATTCTTTCTTGCCGTATACTGATTGGCTGCGGGCAAGTCCATATCATTTGCGTAGGTTATGGCTTGCGTGTCTTTAAAGATATACGTCTCGCCGTTAATCCTAATGATTGACTTTACATTTGACATTTTTCTCACCACCTTATGTCGTGATCACAATGGCGTCATCCTCAGATGTAACGGCGCTGCCAGTAAAGACAATCTCGTCACCGTATTCTGTGACCGTAAATGGCACATTGACTGGCACGTTCACCGTCACCTGGCTAAAGCCGTCCTTGTTCGCGCTGGGCGTGTAGACACCGTTGGAGGTCACGGACAGGGCTTCAAGGTCTGACGTTGTTATGGCCCGAATTGCGTCGGGCATTTCAGAGGGATAGTATGTCGTAGATACGCCGAGCTTCTGGCGTATGGCGTTGGCAATATTGGTCAAATACTGCTTGGTTATCATGGCCTTTGTCGCCATTGTTGCACCTCCTTATCAGCCCGGGTCATTGGCGCGGGTGTAGTAGGCCGTCGCTGTTCGGTATTCTTCTGAGCTGCCGCTGTATAGACTGATATGCGAGTATGCAGAATTCGGGATAAACCGTTCCAGCCTGCCCGCAACGTATATTTCAATGGTTGGATTTTCAAAATACTTGTCATACCCGTCCATCATGGGTTCAGGTGACAGCCAGTAGTCATATTCCCACAGCAAGCGTTCATTGTTCCCATTCTTGTATACGCCTCGAAACGTACACTTCAACATTTCACATACTGGCTCATTGTTCGCAGATATCACTATACGTTCGCGAGTTGTCGTGCCAAACTTATATTCTGCACTCTTTACGATCCCACGATATTGCAGATGATCTTCAAGATTAATTGAGCACGCCTCGCCCGCCGTAATCACGCCGGAAAGGTAATGTCTGTTTGACGATCTTTTGGGTAAATCTATGATTTCCAACTCATATTCATTTTTTCTAAAATAAGGGACAGACATATACTCGATAACCTGATGATTACTTTCATTGATAAAGTAATTATTGTCTATTGTTACCGGTGATCCATTGCCAGTCCCTGTTATTGTGTGCTCAACTGTCTGTGCCCAAGCATAAATCGGTTCCGGGTCAGGAAAATCGTCTGTTTCTCCGATCTGGATTCTTTTATAGCCCTCTACGGCTGTCCTTGTCCAGTTTGAGTATGTCGTGTACTTGATTTCGCTCGGAGTCTCTTTTTTGATCCTTCTTACGCCCTTGCACGTATTTGTCAGATTGGCACCGCGAAGCGTTATCTGTCTGCTATAGAGACTATCATATTGATTGTCCGCAGCCGCATTAATGATTACATCGCCATCACCCGCAACGCCAACGTCAAGCCCGAGAGCCTGACAAATCTGGCGAAGCCTTTCACGCGCAGTTTGCGGCGGCATGTACCCAATCCAATATTTCAGGGATATCGCTGAAAAAACATCATATGCGCTTTGTCCCATTGACAGCGGCAAATCACTATCGGATAATCCCGGATACACCGCCCGAAACACGTCTTTGATTATTTGGTCCCAGCTTCTTCCGATAGATATATATCGCCCCGGCAATTCCACTTTGTCCAAATCCGCGATTGTACTTGATTTTGCTTTAATCTCGTATATGCCGGGTGCTAAAACAGTTACATCATAAACCGTCCTTGTCGCTGACGGTCTATTGCTGGGAGGTGTTGGCCTTGTTCTTATGGTGACACCCTCAAACCACGATTCAGAATGATCTTTATCCTCTATAACGACGTCAACCTCACTGATTGGCAGGGTTTGCATGGTTTGATCACTTTCAGTGCGCCAGGATACAGATTTGATCTGGTCACCTTCATATGTGGCTGTGCCGATCTCGATATACATTGCTCAATACCTCGTTGTGTCGGCGTCATCGTAGGACGCGGACAGCACCCAGCGGTCATTATGCCACGTCCACGAATCGCCCTCATTATGGGCAGCGGGCGCGGGGAAGATATCAGCGCCACGGGAGACCAAATCCCCCAGCGTGTTCTCCTTCGACGCTACGTTGGAGGTCACGGTGAACTGGATGCCCTTCCACGCCACGCCGCCGTTAGGCAGCCGCACATAGACATCGGAGATGTTCTCCACGCGCCCGGTGATCGTGATGGAGGTGTTATTGTAGGGGAAGACGAAGGTGTGCCCCTCCACCGGCGCGGTGATCATCTCATAGAAGGTCGCGTAGGTGTCGCGGTGGTTAAAGGGTACGGCCAGTTTCACGGTGTACTGCATGAAGGTGCCCAGCACGTCGTTATAGTACGTGCCGTCCAGCATCAGGCCCGACACCTCGGAGGAGCGAATCTCCGCGGTGCGGGCGATGTCACAGGGATAGGGCCACTGCTGCCCATCAATCGAAAACATCAGTATGCACCTCCCAATCTCACGCCGACGCGCTGGGTCTCTTCGTTATTCGCCTTGTACACCGTTCGGGCGAACTGCTGGCGGTCAACTTCAAGGATGATCGTGATGTCCCGCCCGCTGTCGCGGGGGACGACTACCTCCTGCCCGGCGGTGGCGCTGTTCACGGCGCTGGTGATCATGCTGTACAGGGAGTTGGTGCCCACGACGGCCTCCGAGCCAGCATCACCGGCGATCTGAAAGGCGTTGTCCGCATAGCCGAAGATGGTCGGCTTGTTGAAGATGCGGCCTGAAGACATCGCGGAGGCGTTCTTGTTCGTGTTGAATATGCCGCTGATGATGCCCGCGACGCTCACGGTGAACTTCGCAAAGCTCAAAGCGGTCTTGATGCCGGAGACGATGTCGCGGCCCGCGTCAGTGCCAGCATCGCCGATGACGTTTCCAACTTCCTGACTCAGGCCGGGGAGATTGCCGTTGATGATGCTGGAGAAGATGGCGGAGAACGTCGCGCCGGCAGAGTTACCGGCATCACCGACAAACGATGAAAGGACGTTACCAATTTCAGGCGCAATCGCAGACATTATTGACGAAACCGATGCTGCCATCTGCTGACCACCCTGTTCACCTGCATTTCTGATTTCATCGGATATCGCCTGTGCCGCTTCTGGCGATACGATCAATTTTCCAGCGCCAGTGCCTGTCTGAAGACCAAGGTCAATATTTTTCCCGTCCATCAACGCCGCTTCAATCGTTGCATCGAGTGAATCAGGGTCAAGCATGGGGATCATTGACACCGGGATTTCGACACCGGCAATGTTCTTTGTGCGTTCTTGATACTCATACTCCTTGTCAAAGTTTAACCACTGTTGCAATGGCCGCGGAAGAGTATTGAGCAAAAACTGTGTTAGGACGTTTGAATCACTTGAAGCACCGCCAAAGCCTGTAAAGAAAGCACCCAAAATCTTTGGCGCGATCTCGTTTTTCAGTTTCGGTTCCAGCACGTTCAGCGCGCCGTCAAGGATTTTACCCAAAACCTCGCCAGCAGTTTCTATGAGCGCGTTAAAATCTTCGCGTTCAAGTAATTCATCGAGTTTATCAACAAGCGTATCAAGCCCGCCCTGCAAACCTTCTTCACCGAATGCATCTGTAATCTCCTTCAAAGATTCGGAAGCAAACTGAACAAGGCCACGAAACGGGCTTTTGGCATTCGTATAAACAAATGTCTGAAATGAATTGTATGTGGAATTGAGCCTGTCAATATCACCGGCAAGGCTGTTAAGGCGTTCTTCACGCATCTTTTCAGCCGCGCCTTCTGCATTGTAGGCAGCATTGATAGCGTCGTTATAGTCATCCGCATTGGTATTCATGACGGCGATAAGTGCCGCCATGCCTTGCAGGGAGGACATTTGCTTGCCGTATTCAAGCTGCTGTTGATCGTTTAAGCCTGAAAATTTGGTGCCAAGAATATCAAGCAGATTCCACATGTTTGTGCGTTCGACGTCGATATTCAATGCCTCAAACAGCGGCGTATAGGAATCAATAATCTCTTGCGCCTGAGCTATGGCGTTATTGTAATCATCTATGCTGACATCTTTGGCTTCTGATTTCTGCCTAAGTTCATTTACCCTTTCTATGTCATCTTGTAATGTCTGATATGCAGTATCGGCATCTCCGAGGGATTCGAGAAGCTGATTTCGACCAACATCATCAAGCCCCTGCCAGGAATCACGAAGCTCATTTGTAACATCAAGCAGAGGTCGCGCGTTCCCTTCTGCATCAAAAAACTGAACGCCGAGTTCTTGTGTAAGAATACCCAGAGCGCCAAGTTTGTTTGACGATGCACCTGCATCCGTACCAAGACGGGTGATAAAGTTACGCAAAGCACGTCCAGCCTGCCCGGATTTGATGGCGTTGTCGCCCATGAGCTGCAACCAGACGGCAACATCTTCAATGCTGTAGCCCATAGCGCCAGCAATCGGGCCGACCATTTTCAGGGCTTCACCCATTTGGACGATGTTTGTATTAGCATTTGTCGCGGCAGATGCAAATACATCGCCATAGTGCAAAGCCCTGTCGGAACTCTCATGAAATGCGCTGGTCGTGTCGGTGATGATGTCCGATATCGGCTTCAATTTTTCACCTGCCGCTTCGGCGGTTACGATGATGCCATGGAGAGCGTCTGCAGATTCTTTCAAATCCCAACCGGCAAGGGCTTCATAGGTACCAGCAGCGGCAACTTCGGCGGTGGTAAACGTTGAGGCAGCGGCTTCAGAAATCACCGTATTCTCAAACAGTTTTTTGGAATATTCATCCGTTGCGCCGGTCAGCGCGTAGACGGCGGTGAGGTTGCGGTCATATTCAAGGCCGACATCCAAAGTGCTCTTAAAAAAGTCAAGCGCTGAATTTGTTACAAGAGACACCTTTTGCGTGCCGATTTCCTGCGTATATGTGATATACGTCTCAACCAATGATAAGGCGTCCTGCATTCCTTTGGTAAAGCCGCTGGTATCAAGGCCCAAAGTCGCGGAAAGCTCAAACAGATCCATGTACTCACCACCTATGTATCATCGACTACCGGGATGCCATGCGCTTCAAGGAAATCAACGGCGATCTCCATGCCGGTGCGCGGGTCTTCGGGGGTCGGGTGCAGAATGTCGTAATACCGCCGGGACAGCCTATTGCCGGTAAAGGCGCAGATGCCATACAAAGCGTCGGTCACGTACATCTGATAGATTTCAGCGTGCGTGCGGGCGCTAATGGCGGCGGTGATCGCGTCGGCAAAGTAGGGGATGCCGAGAAGGTTCAGAAGGTCAAGCCTGAGGGTGTTTAATGCTTGGAAGAAGTCGTCAGGCTCGGCTTCAACATACGGACGAAAAAACCGCGCACATCGCGGTTGAGGTACATCTCGATAGCGGCCTTTTCGTAGTCGGCGAAGGGGTGTTCCTCGCCGTCATCGAAGGTCGCCAGCTTCAATACCTCAATGGTCAGGTCGGGCGCCTTTTCAAGGGCGGCGGCTTCGATGTCACCGATAAAGGAGTTGAACGCCTCCGCGATCTCCTCATCCTTCGCACCCTCGGACAGCGTGCCTTTGTAGTTGTTGTAGATATCAGCAGCGCCGACGGCTTTCAGCCATTCGGTGAAAGGGGCGCGGAATTTCACGGACTGTTTCAAAAACTCCTCCATTGAGCAGTTGCCGAAATGCTTCATACTTTACCTCCAAAATGCAGGAATGAGGGGAGGCTTTACGGCCTCCCCTGTGGATTAAGCGGTGCCGGGAATCACGTACACCTCGAAGGGCACGGTATCCTCGGCATCGACGGAGAAGTGGGCGGTGAACTCAAAGGGCCACTTCGCCTTTTCCTTGTCGTCGGTCTGGACCTGGAAACCGCCGGTGGACAGGGTGTCCATCATGTGGATGGCGTAATAGCCGGGGTTATTGCCGGTGTGCACGTCGCCGTAGTCGAACACGAACCACAGGTCGCCGAAGTCATTCAGGATGTCTACGGTGGTGCGAGGAGTAACCTTGTTGCTGGCAACATCAGCGAGGCCAACAAGGCGTTTGGACGCAGCCGTATCAGCGGAGATGAAGGTGCCGGAGAGCTTGATGTCCCAGTCGTCGAGCTGCATCAGCTCCTTGGTGTTTTTGGGGCAGTTGTTCACGTCCTCGCCGAAGTCCTTGTAGGTCTGGGAGGCGTTAAAGGTCACGGTGCCGGTGGTCGCGCCGATGATATTGGCCTTGTTGACGGCAGGAGTTGCCGGGTCAAAGGTGTCCAGAATAACACCAGCGTTAATGCCAATCTTTTTCCACATGTCGGTCGGCAGTTTGGTTGCGGGCATACCCATGATAATCACTTCCTTGTCAGTAGGTGTCGGCGTGCAGTATCATGGTCAGATACATCACACGCACGTTGATATCCGGGTCGGGCTGTTCCTGGGCGAAGGGCGTACCGTCGTCCATCATGATGTACACCGCCCCGGAGGGGGTATTAATGCAAACGCCCCCGTCATGCAGGGCGGCTTCGATCTCGTCGCACTTTGCACAGACGGGGACATAAGAGGTGCCGCGATACCACACCCATGCGTGAAACATGGCGCGGGCAAAGGGCTGGGGGTTTACGATCTCGTAGGTAATATATGGCATTGACACGCGCCGTTCTTCGCCGTTGTCGTCCATGGTATAGGGCACGTTGTTCTTGCCGTAGGCCGGGATTCCGAAGGAGCCGAAGAACTGCTGCAATGCCATTGCGGTGTTGGTCACGTCAGAGCCCACCTTTCGCAGGTCGCCTTGGCGATGGGTACGGTGGAGCGTTCGGGCGCGGCGCTGTCCAGCGTGGAGGACGTCAGGCGGAACGTCTGGCCGTCGGAAAGGCGCCTAAAAACGTCGTGGTAATCAAGGGCGATGGATTTATTTACAACGACGGTGAACAGCTCGTTCATGCCCTGCTGTTGGCCTACGACGGCCTCGGTGCTGTTATCCTTGATGACAGTAGCATCAAAGGTCGCGCCCTCCGTCCAGACGATAGTAAAGCCGCCCATGCCGTCGGGCACGGTGCGCTTATCCATCATCACGCAGGAATCGCGCATTTCATCGAGCAGGGTCATACAGTTTCCTCCATCGCTTCAACTGGTCGCCGAAGGTGTTCTGCCACGAGGCCGTAGAGTCGCCGGACATCATGCCCGTGGATTTCAGCTGGTAGCTGTAGACGCCGATCACGTTCTCGGACTGATACGGGGATTCAACCTTTTCGCCGTACTTCTGCTGCCATGTCTCGATGTCATCAACTACGCGCAAGAAGTCGGGCGGCGGGCACATCTTGTAGATCGTGCCGGTAAAGGTTTCGTCCGTCAGGTCAAAATCCGGGTACTGGTGGATGCCGTCGTTGAAGTCGCTGCCGCGGATCAGGTAATAATTGCCGGGCTTCAGGATATCCACGGGCAGATTATCGATGGTGGTCAGCGCTCCGCCCGAAATCACCACGACACCGGTCTTGGCGGCAATGGGCGCGCCGCTTTTGTGGGTGAAATGGTTGTTGATGTAGGCGCAAATCTGCTCCAACACGTTCATCACCCTTTCTGACGGCTTCTGCGGGCCTTTTTAGGCGGTTCTACGCTCTGGACGGGTATTTCCTTGGGTTCGTCCTGCGGCGCTTCTACGGGCGTTTCTGCGCGTTCTACGGCGCACTTGTCACAGGGCGCGTCCACGTCCACAATCAGCGGCTTGCCGGTGCGGTTGTCGCTGCCCGCAAGCTCGGCAAGGCGTTCGGGTGTGACGTCGAGGCCGGGGCGGGGGTAATCATCCCCCGCCTCGTAGATGCGGTTGTTGTCCAAAAGGTCAGCAAACCGCGAGAGCACGACGTACATTATGCGCCGGGCGTCTCGGTCACGCTGGCGACATACAGCGCGTTCGGGTTGTAGAGCACGGGCATGAACAGGGCGGAGGCCTTCATCCACAGCACGGCGGGGTCGTTCTCGCCCCACTGGGAGATGTAGACGTAGGGAGATTCGCCGGAGGCAGCCACGCCGCCGTCAAAGGCGCGGGCAGCGTCCACCTCGGGCGGGTCGCCCCACAGGCCGGTGCCGATGCGACCATTCGCGTTCGGGGCGAAGAAGGAAATCTTGTTCGCCGGGAAGTAGCGGTGCGCGGTCAGGGCCGGGATGCCGGTGTTGGCGTTCAGAGCGCCGGGCACGTTGTAGGTCAGGTCATTAGTGATGATCTGGGTGATGCCGTACTCCTCGTCCAGATAGGCGCGCAGGTCAGCGTTGCGCACCAGCTGGCCCACCATGTTTACGCCGTTAATGGCCTTCTGGATGGCGGCGTTCTGGCGCAGCTTGGTCAGCACAGCGCGGGGCAGCACCATGCCGGACAGGGTCACGCCCTTGGACGCGGCCTCGTCGGTCAGCTCCTGCAGCTGGTCGGGCACGGACTTGGACGCGCCCTCACCGACGTCGATGGTCTTCTGCAGGTTCGCGGCGGGCACGCCGTAGTCCACGGTCAGGTCAAGGTTGTTCTCCTTGATGGTCACCTTGCCGGTAGCCAGCAGTTCATTCTTCGCAACCTTGGTGCGGGTCACGATCTGCTCGGCAAGGCGCACGCCGTCGTCCATGACATAGTCATAGATGGCTTCGTCGCCCTGGATGCCGGCGCGGGTCGCTTCACGCAGAAGCTCGGAGATGTTGTCCTTGACCTTGATCAGGCCCTTCTCGATGGAGTGGGTGTCCACGGGGATGCGGAAGGTCTTCTGGGCCTCGGTGTCGAAGCCGTGGAACTGGGCCATGACGGGAATCTGGTACTCGTTGGCGATGGACTGCCAGTAGGCGACCAGATTGTTGGTGCGCTCGTCGCCGAACAGGGTATCAATGGGGTCACCGGGGCGGTTCACCTGAAAGCCGACGGACAGCCAGTCCTTTTCAGGAATAAAGCCCAGAATATTCTTATGGAAGATGCTCATTGTCGTTCACCTCTCAGTCGTCTTCGCCGAAATCGGGGCGGGTGATGGCGGGGGAAGTCGCCACAAACTTGATGCCGGTCAGGGCAGACACAGCAGCGGCGGCGGGCGCGGCGGGCAGGCGGTCAGTATAGACCTTGCCGTCGGTCACGATGGAGCCGGGCATAGCGCCGTTGGAAACGTCGATGTCCTCATAGAGAATGCCGACGGCGTTGGCGTCGTTGCTGGGGATGATCGCGCCCATAGGAACGTACTTGGAGCCGTCGGCGCGGGTCACGACCTGCGCATGGTTCGCGGCGATTTGCGCGGTCAGGCGGGTGCAGTTTTCATCATCAACGAGGAAATAACCGGCGAGAAAACCCTTGCCGGTATCAGAGGCGATGAAGCTCATAGTTTTCACTCCTTATTGTTGTTTTCGGTGGGTTTACCGTAGCGGCGTTCGTAGTAGCTCTTGGCGCGCTCGGCGGCGCGGGGGTTCGCGTCGTTGCCGGGGTTATCCTTGGGCGGGTTCTCTACGGGTGCGCCTTTGTCGTGGGTACTGACCTTGAATGCGGCCCACTTCTTTTCAGCGTCGGTTTTCAGCGTGTCAGCGTTCTCCAGCTTGCCGTCGTCGGTCAGCTTCATGCCATCGTAGACGGTGGCGAGCAGGATAGTGTCGAGGTAGTCATCCTTGATACCGGCGTCCTTTAACAGGGCGCGGTAGGCGGACTTTACGCTGGACAGCTTGGCTTTGGCGTCGGTGTCGGCCTTGTACTGCTCAAAAGCGTCATGCTCCTTGGTGTACTTGTCCTCCCACTTCTTCGCCTTGGTCAGCTCGTCTTGTGCGTCCTGCTTGTCCTTTTCAAGCTGGGTGATCTCGTCCAGCTTGGCGTTGTAGCGGTCACGCGGGATAAACTCGCGGCCCACGGCGGAGGAGATGCCGGAAACGATCTTGGCGACGTTCGCGGCAGGGATGGTGCCGTCTTCGGCGGCGTGCTTGGTGATAAGGGCTTCAAAGTCAATAGCCATGTTGTTATCATTCCTTTCGCTGTTACGGGTGCTACCCTGAAATGATTGGGATGCCGGTTGCCCGGCGGTTGTATAAAAACAGCGCCCCGTCGGGTGCTGGATTTATTGTCCTTTTTTCAGATGCTGCTTGAAGATGTCCTTGATCTCGTCGGCGTTCTCGGTCACGGCGGGACGGAGATGTGGCTGGGCGGAGATGAACCAACCCTGATGCCATTCGCCGTCCTCGCCGATGTACCACCACGGGTCGGTGTCATGATGGCCGCGGGGAGCAAGGTTTTCAACCCATGCGGGCGGCTTTTCGTAGTGCGGGCCGGTGCCCAGCTCGACGTATGGCGCGTAGTTCAGGGCGCTGCCGACCTTCACGGATTGCGCCGTGGCGTCCACCTGATACTCATAGGACTTGGAGAGGCGTCCGGAGTCGCCGATGGGAGCGCGGGTATTCGCGTCGCGGGCGATGAACTCCCCGGCGTCCTCCAAAGCCGCTTTACAGGCGATTCTGAACAGGCGTGAGACCACATCTGAGTTATCCTTCAACTTGAAGGTGATGGGTTTAACGGCCATGCAATCGCCTCCTGTGCGCCGCTTCAAGGGCAACCTCGCCGCCCAGATCGTCAATCACCTTATCGCGCCAGCGGCGGTAGGCGGCCACCTCGGAGCGCGTCAGACGGTCAGGCGCAGAGGGCGCTTTGCCCTTCAGGTGAATCGCCATGCGGCAGCGGCAGCGCATGATCTCAGCGGCGGGCGCGTTCGGGTCATGGGGGTAGCGCAGATTGCCGTAGATGCCGTGGAACAGGCGTGTCATGGGCAGCGTAGTCTTGTGCAGCTTATGGTGAGAATCGCGTACAAAGTCGTCCATGATGGACAGCCATGTCTTTTCCACGTCCACGCCAGCAGCCCGCGCGTCAAGCCCTGCCTGATACATGCCCGCGTCGAACACGCCGTAGATCAGCGCTTGTGTCGAAGTATCCATAGACTGCTGACAGCGCCGCACAAGGGTTTTGGCGATCATGCCGGGCAGCTTGTCGGGGGCGATATCCTCACGCCCGTAGCGCGTCACGATGGATTGCAGCATGCGGCGCGTCCAGTCCGTGTCCTTCTGCTTATCCACGGTGCGCTGCGGCAGGGTCAGCAGATGTTCACGGGCAAGGGCTTCGACAACCTGCTCGGTGTAGGGCAGGGCGTCGTATTCTTCGCGCAATTTATAGGCCGTGGACGTCGCGCCGTCGGCCATCACATCCGCCGCTTTGTCGTTGGCGATGTCCATAGCCGCCCTGTTGGCAAAGTACATCACAAGGGCGATGTATGCGCCCACGGAGGCCCACGCCAGTCCGCGCGTCAGTTTTTTCAGCTCAACGCTCTTTTTTGTATCGTAGCCCACGCGCATGCGGCCCGTGCCGCCGCCACGGGATTTACCGCCGCCGAAGGTACGCCGGGATGGACGCTTGCCTAAAAAGATGTATTCAAACAGCGTCACTTCGACGTCCTGCCGGGCAGCGTCATACACATTCTGCTGGGCGCGGGCGATATCAGACAGCGTCGGGTCTGCCGGGTGTTCGCGTCGTGCGCCGCCGCCCGGGGTATGCCCGCCGCCAAATTTAGCTTTCATCCTCGATCAGCGGTGTTTTGTCCGCATTCTCCGCCGCACGGCGGGCGAGGATTTCAGGGATTTGGTCGACGGTGATGTTCGGCAGCAGTTCAAGGATGGTCTCGGTGTCCAACACCTCCGCCTCGGACATCACCATCGTCACCTGCTCGGACTGGTTGGAGATGCGGTTGCGCTTGAAGGTCGGCGTCGCTTCGATGTCCTGCAGCTTCAAAATCTGCTGGACAAACTCGATGCACTGATACTCGAAGTCGTCTGCTTCTTCGTCCATGGGTTGATAGGCGGCGTTGATCTCAGTTGCCGTCGCCTGTCTGGACGTGATGTCCATGGGGTTGAAAGCGCCGAAGTCGCGGTAGATGCTGCGCTCGATGCGGTCAAGGTACGCCTCACGGGCGTTGTAGGGCGGCTCCTGGGTGAACGCCGTCACGGAGGCGTTATCGCCGGTGTCAGCTACCGCCGCGTGCTGTAGGCGCAGACGATCCATAAACTGCTGAACCTCATCGTCATCCATGCCCATAGCGCCGTTGATCAGCCAGTAGATTTGTGCGCAGTCGTTCACATCGTTTGCGAAGCCGGACTGGATCAGATCGTAGCTGTCAATCGCTTCGCGCATACCCACAAGCGTTGACTGCTTGCGGTTGCTGCCCCAGAAGGGCACGATGGGCAGGGACGTGTAGTTGTCCTCCCCTATCACCTCATCGCCGTCGGCTTCGGTGTGGGCAATCGTCTGGCGGTAGGCGCGTTTCGGCTCGTATTCTTCAAGGGACAGGCCAGCGCGTCCGCCCTTGGAACGATACTTCGTGAAGCCGTCCTCCTCATACAGCACGGCATACAGCGGCTTCTTGTTCCAGTCCAGGCACCAGTAGCGCAGACCCGCACGCAGGGCGCCCGTTTCCTCATCCCAGAAGGGCACGAACTCCGGGTAGGCGAATACGTGCAGCTTGTCCAGATTCCAGAAGCCGAAGGAAATGCCGTGGATCAGCGCCTTGTAACCAGCGTCGTAAAGGTCGGTGTCAAAGGTGTCACCCAGCTTTTCCTTCACGCCGTCCTCGTCGAAGGTCACGCCGTTGCCAAGCGAATAGGTGCAGCGCTGGACGTTCAGGCGGCGGAAGAAATTTGACGCGATGCGGTTGTTCGACGCGGTGAAGTCCTCCATGGGCTTGCCGGTCAGGGAATAGATGCGACGGATGGTCTCGCGTATCGTCGTATTGCGCTGATGGTCGTATTCATCGGCGGCAACCGCCAGCTTATAATCGTCGCTGTTGCGGTGCTGGGTGATCGCGTCGCGGAGGAAGGTCAGCAGTTTGCCCTTCTCGACGGCGGTCAGCATATCTTGATAGGTCAGCATGGTTTACCCTCCAAACGGGGAGATGTACGGTTGCCCGTTGCGGTGGTCATAGTAGCGGCAGACGCAGGAGGCAGAATCGGGGCAATCGTCGTGCTCCGCGTCCTCGGTGTAGTCCATGATCTCCGCGATGTAGTCACGGTCTGTCCCTTCAAGCCACACGATGTTGCCCCACCATTTTCTCAGGTAGGTGCTTATCTTCATGTACTTGTTTTCTGACTCCGTGTAGGTTCGCGCCTTGTAGCCCTTGCGCATGATCTCCTTGGCGAGAAATGCCTTGTCGGCGTTCGTCTCACACATGATCGGCCCGCATTGAAGCCGCTTGCACTCGCTGATGATCACATCCAGCACCGTGTCAACGTGCCCGTGCCATTTTCGCCCGTACATGTACAGCGTGTCGCCCCGGCGTCTGCCGCAGGTGAACGCTGTGCTGTCCTCGCCGCCATAGGCCGCGTCAATGTGGGCGATGCCGTCACGCAGGAGCGAAGCGTCGGAAGTGAACCGTGGCGCTGTGGTGAACAGCGCGTC